CATTGCTCAAATCATGGCAGGACCTAAAGAAGATCCAGAAGCTAAAGAATCTCAACAAGAACTTTCTGAGTTTAAGAAAGAAAGAAAGCTTAAAACTAATTAAAAATGGCTAAAGTAAATCTTGTATCAAAGCGTGTTCAGATGGACAAGTGGAATATACTTAAGTTCCAGCTTGTCACTCATTGCTATATTCAAGGTTTAGCTTTATCAGAATCTGAGCTTAACTGCTTAACTCTCTTAGGAATTAATACAGAAGCCGAACTTGCAGATTTTTGCAATGCTTCTTGTGCTGAAGATCAGAGAGATAAAGAACCATCTTTAGAACATAAGTCCCATATATTCAAGAATCCTCAGACAGTAAGAAACTGTTTGACTAAGCTTGAAAAAATGGGGCTTATTACTAAGGAGGGGAAGAATAGAAAAAAGATCTATTTAGCAGAATCTCTAAAGGTTCAGACTAAAGGTAACATAGTTCTTGATTATAAAATAGTGCATCTTGAACCCGAAAAAGTCTAAAGTAATAGTTGATATAACAGCTAAGGAATTAGATGTTAGCTCTGATTTGGTTAAAGATATAACCTCATTCTACTGGAGTAGAATAAGAAAAGCATTAACTAAATTAGAATTTCCAGCAATAAATCTTGAAGGTTTAGGGGAAATGACTATAAGACCTATTAAACTAAAAGAGTTTACAGAAGATCATGTAAATCTTCAGAAATATGTAAACCCTAAAAAATTTGGTGGTTTTGCAAGACTAAAGAATATTGAAAATAGACTCGAAAGACTTGTGAATATGCAGCTTATGTTGGATATACATGAAATGAAAAGAGAACAATCTAAAACCAAAAGAAATGAGTATCAAAAAAATCTGGAAGAACCGAGCACAAATTCTGGAGGGAATCAAGAATAGTGTTTTTAAACAAGAACATATAGAATTAATTGCTGCAGAAAGACAATCTATCTGTGATAAATGTGACCTTATTGACCTTAAAGGAGATAAATGTTTGGTACCGGGAACTAAGCCTTGTTGTGGAGAATGTGGTTGTAGTTTAGACTTTAAAACACGATCTCTTTCATCACATTGTCCACACCCTAAAGGACCTAGGTGGGATGCTTATCTTACTGAAGAAGAAGAGGATACACTAAATGCTGAGCTAGGAATTTAAACATGAAAATTATTTGTCTGGTAACAATGTATAATAGACCTCGCATATCTGAGATATTTCTTACAGGTATGCGAAGATTAGGTATTGAAGTATTTGCATCAGTATCAGACAGATTCTCTAATGATATCTGTAATAAGTTTGGTATACAGTTTATACTAGAACCTAATCTACCTATAGGTAAAAAGCTTAACAAAACTCTAGAGTCAATAATGCATAAAGATTGGACACATCTTATGATATCAGGAGATGATGACTTATATCTAAATGAGATTCTAGATATTTATGATACCTATAAAGATGAACCAGCAATAGGATTTAAAACTCTTTATTTTATTGAACCTTCAAGTCAAAGAGCAATGCGATTTGAATATGAAGCAGATATTACTATTGGTGCAGGAAGATTACTAAGAAGAGATGTGGTAGAAAAGGTTTTACAAATAAAGAAAGGTTTATGGGATAGGTATCTAAATAAATCACTGGATGCTAGCATGACTAGAAATCTAAATTTTATAGGTGTTACAGCCAGATGCATACCTTTAGATAAACCCTTAATCATAGATGTTAAAAGCAAACAAAATATATGGTCTTTTGATAGAATACATGACTTTAAAAAAACTGTAAATATTATAGAGCCTCAATCTTATGACTCAGTAGTTGGTCTTTTATCAGATAAAGAAAAGCTGCTGATATCCAAACTTCCCAAATAATATCAACTCCCATGACACTCATATTCAAATCAGAAACCCACTCCTACACAAGCCTCAATCCAGATGAACAAATAGAATGGACTAGTGTAACTAAATTTGTTAGCTTATTTAAGGATAAGTTTGATGCTGTTAAAATAGCAGAAAAATCTTCTAAGAATAAACGCTCAAAGTGGTATAATATACCACCAGAAGAGATTCAACAAATTTGGGCAAATGAAGCTAAAAGAGCTACTGATTTGGGTACTTGGTATCATAATCAAAGAGAATCGGATATTACAGGAATTGATACTATAGATAGACAGGGTATTTCAATTCCAATTATTAAACCTATTATTCAAGATGGTGTTAAACATGCACCTGATCAAAAACTTACAGAGGGTATTTATCCTGAACACCTGGTATATCTTAAATCAGCAGCGTTGTGTGGACAATCAGATCTTGTAGAAGTCATTAAGAACACTGTCAATATTATTGATTACAAAACCAACAAAGAAATCAAGACAGAATCATACAAGAGCTGGGAAGGGCTATCTCAAAAAATGAGTGGCCCATGTTCACATCTAGATGATTGCAACCTTAATCACTATGCTTTACAATTAAGTACTTATCTTTATATTATATTGAAACACAATCCTCAGTATAAACCAGGTAAGTTAACTCTGCATCATATTATTTTTGAAGAAGAGTCTAAAGATAAATATGGTAATCCTGTTGCTAAAAGAGATCAAGATGGTAATCCAATAGTAAAAGAAGTTGTACCTTATGATGTTCCTTATTTAAAAGCTGAGGTAATAGCCATGATTAACTGGTTAAAAGATAACCACAATACAATAAATAAATGAGTAACGATACTTATCAGCACCAAAGCACATTCTGCCAAGAAGTAAAAGACAAAAAGCTTTCACCTTATGTAGAGCTAACGGTTATTTTAGAGAATGTTAAAATGAAAGAAGATCTGGGTATTGAAGAACTTTATAGACTAAGGCTCACGATTAACATGTTAGATGTAGAGGGGTTTAGAGAGTCAATAGATGATAATGGAAATTTAGAACCTTTTGTTATGCTTTATATGAAAGATGGCAAATTATTTTGTATAGATCTTTCATATGATAATTTTAAAATTCTATTTAAAAAACATAAGTATGATTACTAGATTATTTGATATAGAAAATGGAGAGGTTAAAGCTTCAGAGCACTGCTATGCTTTAAAGTTTTTAAAAGATATTATGAATGAATATCCGGATAATCACATAAAGATCTACAAGTATTTATTTTACATGACCTGTCCTAATCCTGATATGAATCCTTATTTTCATATGAGTGAGGTAGAAAAGGAAGAAGTTATACTTGAGGACATTGAAGCAGATTTTTCCACAGATGATGATCTTATTCAAATAGCTCTTAAAAAGTGTGAAAAGATGTATGAAACTCCTACATCTAGAGCATATAAGGGTCTTAAATCCATGTTAGATAGATTAGCTATTTACATGGAAAACACGCCTATTACACATGGCAGAGATGGTAATATTAATTCGCTTGTTGGTGCAGCTAAAAATTTTGAAGGAATAAGAGCTTCATTCAAAGGTGCTTATAAAGATTTAAAAGAAGAACAACAATCTCATGTGCGAGGTGGCGCAGGCCTTGCTTATGATCAAATGTAAAACTAATGAAAAAAGAATTTATGAATGATTGGTTGTTTCATTACAACCCTTATACAGAAGTTTGGTCTGCTTTCTATAGACAAGATATGGTATCTTATTTTAATGGAGAAAAGCCTCAATCTTTATTGCAGTCAAATAAGCATGCTACTTTAGTAGAGTTAATTAGTAAAGCTGAGGGTAATCTAAAAACAATCAAGAAACTAATTAATGGCTAGTTATATTAAAATACCTACTTGGAATAAAGGAATTTGGGAATACACCGAATTTAATACTCGAGATGAGTACAAAGCTTTTGTTTTGTCTTTATTCAAAGAGCCTGGTAAATATGACTTTAATGAAACGTCTTTATTTTTTAATACAGAAGCTCAGAGATTTAGAGAACAAAATTACTACTGTGCTTCACCTATGGGAAGTAAAGATTATAGAAAGTATTGGGATGCAGAAAAAGAAAAATGCAGATATGGAGCAATCTTCAAAGATGATCAACACACATGGTACCTTCCCAGAGAATATTACATGTGGCTCAATTTCTTACCAATTAACGATAAAGAAAAAAGAAAGTTTGACTTTCCAACTGTCAGAGATGCTCAATATCACATGGCACTCTACGAGCTCCTTGCAGAGCTTAACTATCAACATGCAGCTGTCCTCAAAAAACGACAAATAGCATCATCTTATTTCCATTGTGCTAAGATGATAAATCTTATATGGTTTGAAGAAACACCTATTGTTAAAATGGGCGCAAGCCTTAAAGATTACATCAATGAAAAAGGATCTTGGAAATTTCTTAATGAGTATAAATCATTCCTAGATTTACATACTGCTTGGTATAGACCTATGAATCCAGGTAAAGTTCTTTTGTGGCAACAGCAAATTGAACAAGTAATAGGTGGTAGAAAAAGCATGACCGGTCTAAAAGGAGTGCTTCAAGGAGTTACTTTTGAAAAAGATCCTACATCTGGTGTAGGTGGACCATGTACTTTTTTCTTTCATGAAGAAGCGGGTATTGCACCAAAGATGGATATGACAGTGGAATTCTTGTTTCCTGCCATGCAATCAGGTATGCTTACCACTGGATTATTTGTAGCTGCAGGATCAGTGGGTGACCTAGATCAGTGTCAACCACTTAAGCAAATGATATTATATCCAGAAGCAAATAGTATATATTCTGTAGAATCAAATCTATTAGATGATAGAGGTACTATAGGTAAAACAGGTCTCTTTATTCCTGAGCAATGGTCAATGCCTCCTTTTATAGATCAGTATGGTAACTCCCTGGTTGAAGAATCGGTGAAAGCAATTGATACTCAAAGACTTAAGTGGAAAAAAGACCTGTCACCAGAACAATATCAGCTTAGAATATCTCAGCATCCTAAGAATATAGCTGAGGCATTTGCCTTTAGAAAAGTATCTAAATTTCCAACACATCTTGTATCGGCTCAAAAAAGAAGGATTGAGGAGAAAGAATATCCTTATGAGTTTATAAATCTGGAGAGAGATGCTTCAGGTAAAATAGAAGCCAAAGCAACCAACAAACTACCTATTAGTGAGTTTCCTATAACTAAGAATACTGAAGATAAAACAGGAGTTCTTGTTGTATGGGAAAAACCTCAAGCTAATGCTGAATGGGGTACCTATTATGCATCTATTGACCCTGTTGGCGAAGGTAAAACAACAACCTCAGAATCACTCTGTTCTATTTATGTCTACAAAAACCCGGTAGAAGTTACTAGAATAGATAGGGGTGAAACAACCAATTTTACAGAATCAGATAAAATAGTTGCTGCTTGGTGTGGCCGATTTGATGATATTAATAAAACCCATGAAAGACTAGAGTTAATAATAGAGTGGTATAATGCATGGACTATAGTAGAAAGTAACATATCCCACTTTATTAACTACATGATACACAGGAAGAAACAAAAGTATCTTGTACCAAAAAGTCAGGTTCTCTTTCTCAAAGATCTAGGCTCTAATACTAATGTATTCCAGGAGTATGGGTGGAAAAACACAGGCACTCTATTTAAAAGTCACATGCTTAGCTACCTGATTGAGTACCTAAAAGAGGAGATTGATCATGAAACTAAAGATGATGGTACTATAGTAAAGACTACTTATGGGGTAGAAAGAATACCAGATCTTATGGCTTTTGTTGAAATGGAGGCCTATGATGATGATGTAAACGTGGATAGATTAGTATCTTTAGCAGCATTAATAGCATTTGCCAAAGTTCAGCAAGCTAATAGAGGATATAGAAAACGTGTAGAAGAGGTGAATACCAAGAACTTGCAAAAGTCTGATAATTTGTATAAATTAAATACAAGCCCTTTTAGGCATATGGGGAAAATGAGAAAAGTTCCAGGAATGAGCTTTCCTAAATCTCCATTTAAAAACATGAGATAATGGCATATTTATATAGACATATTAGATTGGATAAGAATGAAGTATTCTATATAGGAATTGGAAAAAAACAATCAGCTGAAAGAATAGAATTAAGAGCTGCTAAACTTAGAAAAAAAGTATTAAATACATGTACAGGAGAAGTGTTTTTTTCAATTACTGAACTTGCCCATAAAATAGGAAAATCTCCTATGCAAACTACAAGAAGAATTAAATCGGGTAACTATAATTTAAAATTTATATAAAATGCGTATCCTGAATGCAATGCAGATGAAGGCTGCGGCTAAAGCGGAGTATAACCGCATGGGCTCTATCACTCAACCTATTCAATTTTTACCCAGAAAAGAAAAAGATGATGATTGGACTGCGTGGAATCTTGATTGGTTAGAGTGGCAAGGTCTTAAGCAAATCAGAAGAAATGCTAGAAGACTCATGAAAAACTATAAGCTTGCAAAAGGTATTATAGATAAAACAGACTATCTTGTTTCTGAGGATAATGAAAATAGAGACTTATTAGAAACACTTACTCAGGAAGACTTTAGTGCACTTGAGCTTAAGTTTTACCCTATTATTCCCAATGTTATCAATGTAATGGTAGCTGAGTTTGCTAAGCGCAATACTAAAGTTACCTTTAAAGCTGTAGATGAGTTCTCATATAATGAACTCATGGAGCAAAAAAGACAAGCTATTGAGCAGGTTCTTTTAAATCAAGCTCAACAAAAGCTACTTAATAACATGATTGAAATGGGGCTTGATCCTGAAGATCCACAGGTTCAAGAACAAATGCAGCAACAACTTTCTCCAGAAAATCTTAAAACTCTTCCTGAAATTGAAGATTTCTTTAGTAAGAATTACAGATCTATGGGAGAAATGTGGGCTCAGCATCAATTTAAAGTTGATGAGGAGCGATTTAAGATGGATGAATTAGAGGAGCGTGCTTTTAGAGACATGCTTATTACAGATAGAGAGTTCTGGCACTTCCGCATGATGGATGATGACTTTGATATTGAACTCTGGAATCCTGTAATGACATTTTACCACAAGTCACCAGAAGTAAGATATATTTCTCAAGGTAATTGGGTTGGTAAAGTAGAGATGATGACTGTAGCCGATGTTATTGATAAGTATGGTTATCTAATGACTCAGGAACAACTTGAGTCTCTTGAAGCTATTTATCCAGTAAGATCTGCAGGTTATCCGCTCCAGGGTTACCAAAATGATGGTAGCTACTACGATGCTACTAAGGGTCATGATTGGAATACTAACATGCCTTCTTTACAATACAGACAATTTGTATCTATGTATGATAACTTTATCTACAATGGTGGAGATATTGTTAACTGGGTAATGGGTGAGTCTGAAGATTACAAAGACATGGGTATGGCTTTCATGCTTAGAACAACTACAGCATATTGGAAGTCACAAAGAAAAGTAGGCCATCTTACTAAAGTAACCGAATCAGGTGAAGTAATTGTAGATATAGTAGATGAAGACTATAAGATTACGGATAAGCCTATCTATAATACAGCATTATATAAAAATAAGACTAAAGACAATCTTATTTTTGGAGAGCATATTGAGTGGATCTGGATCAATGAAGTTTGGGGAGGTGTAAAAATTGGTCCTAACCACCCATCCTTCTGGGGTATGAATAACCCAGGAGGTATTAATCCTATGTATCTTGGAATTGATCAAAACCGCATTGGTAAGCTTAAATTCCAATTTAAAGGTGATAATACACTCTATGGTTGTAAACTACCGGTAGAGGGATCAGTATTCTCAGATAGAAATACCAGATCTACTGCTATGGTAGATCTTATGAAGCCATTCCAAATTGGATATAATATTGTCAACAATCAAATTGCTGACATCCTAGTAGATGAGTTGGGGACCGTAATTTTGTTGGATCAAAATGCGCTGCCCCGACACTCTCTGGGTGAAGATTGGGGGAAAAACAATCTTGCCAAAGCTTATGTGGCAATGAAGAATTTCCAGATGTTACCATTGGATACAAGTATTACTAATACTGAAAATCCACTTGCTTTCCAGCATTTCCAGGTAATGAATCTTGAGCAGACTCAGCGTATGATGTCTAGGATTAATTTAGCTAACTACTTTAAGCAACAGTGTTTTGAAGTAATCGGTATTACTCCACAAAGACTTGGTCAACAAATTGGTCAAACTAATACAGCTACAGGAATAGAGCAAGCAGTTGCAGGATCCTATGCACAAACAGAAATGTACTTTGTACAACACTCTGATTACTTGATGCCAAGAGTTCACCAAATGAGAACTGATCTTGCTCAATTCTATCACAGTAGAAAACCTTCTTTAAGACTTCAGTACATGACTTCTCTTGATGAGAAGGTAAACTTTGAAATCAATGGTACTGATTTATTACTTAGAGATCTTAACGTATTCTGCACTACTAAGGCAAATCACAGAGCTATGGTAGAACAGATGAAACAACTAGCCCTTTCTAATAATACAGCAGGTGCAAGTATCTATGATTTAGGTAATATTATGACTTCAGAATCTATGGCTGAGCTTACACACAGTCTTAAGAAAATTGAAGATAAAACTAATAAACAAAGACAAGAGCAAATGCAGCATGAGCAGCAAATGCAACAAGCTGAACTTGAGCAAAGAGCAAAAGAAAAGCAGCTTGAGCTTGATCAGGAATCTATGGAGAAAGAAAAAGACAGAAGAAAAGATATTTTAGTGGCTGAGATTAAATCAGCAGGTTATGGTTCAATGCAAGACATTAACCAGAATTTGCAATCTGATTATGCAGATCAAATGGATGTTATTCGTAAATCCGATGAGTTTCAACAAACTATGGGTCTAAAGCAACAAGTTCAGTCTAACAAAGAGATGAATGCTAGAGAAAAACTAGCAATTGAAAGAGAAAAGATTCAGGCTCAGAGAGATATGAAGAATACTGAGTTACAGATAGCTAAAGAGAATAAAAACAAATATGATGTGAGTAAATCAAAAGAAAATAAACAAAAGAAAAAGTAAAGTTAGCTATCTAATGGAAAATTTATAATAGCTCCTTAAACTTTAAATGTTTATTTAAATAAATTTGCTTATATTATATATAAGTATTAGAGAATAAAACCAAAACCAACAATATGTCTGATACACAAACCAATACAGCAACTACCACTGTACAAGAGGTAGAAATGGATCTAGATAATCTTCTAGGTACACCTGGTGCAGAGAATGTAATGCTCCCTGCAACAGAAGAAAAGAAACCAAGTGTATTTACACAACCAACTGTAGATACTTCGTTCCTTGACAATGATGATGATGATACTCCAGAAGAGGGTAAAACTCCAGCTCCTGCAGTAGTTAATAAAGCTCTTGACCAAATTGTCAACGAGGATATGGGTGTAGATGAATCTGATGAGGATGAGTCTAAAGCCAATTCTGGTAGACCTAAGATGTCAAAAGATGCTATGATTGAGCTTGCAAAGAAGCTTATTGATAAAGGACAACTTATTCCTTTTGATGATGATAAGCCTCTTGAAAAGTATTCAACTCAGGATTTTGAAGAGCTTTTTGAAGCTAACATGCAGGAAAGAGAACGTAAGCTTAGAGAACAAACTCCGGTGGAATTCTTTGAAGCTCTTCCTGAAGAATTGCAGTATGCAGCTAAATATGTAGCTGATGGTGGTGCAGATCTTAAAGGACTCTTTAAAGTTCTTGCTCAAGTAGAAGAAACAAGACAACTTGATCCATCTACAGAAGATGGGCAAGAAACCATTGTAA